GTACTACGCAGATGATCAGAAATATAGGCAAAACAGCCTTAAGTCTGACATCTGGTAAGTCCTCCCGAGAAATAGCAGACCTGTATTTACAGGGCCGCTACGGGTGGGCTCCACTAGTTCGAGATATTAAAGATCTAGTGGACGCAGTTCGTCGCATTGAAGAAAAGGATGTAACGAGACATTCTCAACGTCTCGGTTTTACTACGACTCGGACTATTGCACCCTCTTACGAGGACTGCTTTACCGGCAGCTATTACAATGGCTGCTGGGGTTATGATGACAAACTTGAAATTTCTTCAAGGGCGTCTATAACCGCTGATATCGAAGTAAGCCTATTCCGTATCAATCCCTTCGTTACTGCTTGGGAACTTGTTCCCTTCAGTTTCGTAGTTGATTGGTTACTGGATATAGGATCATCCATAGAGGCTGCCAGTTTCTTGTTTTCGACTAAAGGGCATGCGTCATCGGTTGGATATAATATCCAGCTAACGCGCACACCTTTTATGTCGATTGACTTGAAGCCTGGCTATACTGGCACTAGTACGGTAAGTGGATCTTCTACTTGCCTTGTACAGCGCCGGATACCTTCCTCAGTGTCTATATCTCCGCGGTTTCGACCTCGCTTGCGACCTATACATGTGCTGGATTCTCTAGCACTGCTTAGGCAACGAGTTGGGTAGATCCCTTTATATAAGGAGTACAAACTATGGCTGCTCAAACGACAGCCCTCACTGAGTTTTCCGATAACGGAAACTCTCGCACGTACGTCACGTCACTTCATACAACTGCAAAACCAAAACTGGTCGTGCAGAAGCGTAAAGTGCCGACGGGCAATCAAACCGTTGCAGAAATCTCCATTGACGTTGTACACGCCACTGAAGATGTAGACGGAGCGGTTTTACCGCAAAAGGTCGCCTTCTCAGCAATATTTCGTCAGCCTTTGGCTGGCGATGCTGTGGACGTTGCAGCCGCATTAGCTATCTTCCGCGACATTGTCGCAGGAGATGAGTTTGCTAATGCAGTGAATACACAAGAATTCTTGGTGTAATTTTGACCAAGGTTAAGATTGTCTGCTTTATCTCAGTGATAATAGCAGCAATCTTCGGAGCCCCAGAATATATCTGTGACTCTTGTCTTGTTCCCTTTATAGGGAGCCCATTAATTGTTTAGAAGGAGGAGTCCTTATGGACCCTAAAACGCAAGTGTACGACATATGCCGACACTACGTTAAAGACCACGCCGACAGCTTGACCCCTGAGCTTTACGAGCGAATCATGGGAATGATTCGTTCTCGTAATCTCAAAGGTCTTGCTACCATAGGTGATAGTGAAGATGCATATTCATGTCTTCAGCTATGTCTCGTCCTTCGTCAGATCAGCGCATTCTTTAAAAAGAATGTTATCTTTTCTGACGATGGACCTTGTTGGTTGACGGCTAAAAGTAATTTCGCGTTAGCGGAATCTTTATGTCGTCGTACCAACAGGCGAGTTGACCATTTTAGTGTTAATCCTGATCGTAATGATCCTGATATTAACCTAATGGTTATCAAAATGCGAGCGATTATCGCTCGCACACTCGGTGACTTTAGTCCCTTTTTGGCTGATTTACCTAGCCTCATTAGGGTTACACCTGGCGCTACTTCGACTCTGTCTAGGAAGAAAGCTTTACCCTACCTGAAATTAGGTAGGCGTATCGCCTGTACTCCTAAGGCACTACCTTATCTGATGGCACTTGCCAAGTACTTCAATGTTTCGAGTACTAGCAAACGCTTTGATTCGGTAGTAACTAATAGAGTCGTACCCGTCTTGAAGAACTATAAAACGCATCGTACTATCGCTTGTGAGCCAACGGGAAATGTTCCGTTGCAACTCGCTTTTGATGGATACACAAAGGGTCGCCTCCTAAAACTTGGAGTAGACCTGCGTTCACAGTTCCGAAATCAAGAGATGGCCCGCGATAGTTCCATTAGTGGCGATTTCGCTACTTTGGATTTATCAATGGCCTCGGACACCCTAGCATTTTCCGTAATTGAAACTCTCCTCCCTGAGGAGTGGTTCTCTTACGTTAATGCACTTAGGAGTCCTTTCTATAGAATTGAGTCCGGTCCCATAATGAAATATTCAAAATTTTCATCTATGGGTAACGGTACTACATTTCCACTAGAAACTCTTGTTTTCGCTGCAGCTTGTAAAGCTACAGGTTCTCGAAAATTTTCCGTTTATGGTGATGATATTATCATCGAAACTGAAAACTACGAGAAAGTCTGTAAGCTTTTAAAGTACCTTGGTTTTCTACCAAACCATGAGAAGTCTTTCTCATCTGGATCCTTTCGAGAATCCTGTGGGACAGACTGGTTTGATGGAAAGTTGGTAACGCCTTTCTATATACGCGACTGGTCCGAGCAGAGTAATCTGCTGTGCCACAACGTAAATGGTTTGGCGTCTCTTTGTATACCAGGGGGTTCCTTAAGTGATCACTTACTTAGCTTAATTGCTAATAAGCGACTGCCTTTGGTCCCTTGGAACGAAGATACTATGAGTGGGATCATGATTGACCCCACTAGTAGCTACCACCGAGGCCTCATTCGCACTGGTAAATGTCAGGAACCCCAATATAAGGCTTTTGTCTCCAAAAGCCCTAGTATGAAGGTTCAAGACAGTACCACCTCTTTTCTCTGGCACTTATCGGCTAGAGATCAGAGAGTTCCTTTAACTCCCGTAATCCACGGGATAGGAAGTGCTCTTGAGAGCAGTTTGATGCCCACCTTGACGCATAAGTTCGTGCGAAAGTGGGTTCGCTGGTTAGTACCAGCGAAGGGTGTTCCTGTTCACCTGTATTGGTGGACAGATCTTCTCCTGCGCGCAAGCTCAGGTAAAGAAACATAGGAAAGGATTCCTAGTCGTGCTGCATAGCAG